CACCCAACTTTTGTCTTAACTGATTTGTGAAAACCAATGCGACTTTTTGTCGTGCTATCATCTGAGTTACTTTTCTCATTGCTTTTGATATAATGATTGCTTTAGCAGTTGCCCAACCATCTTTGTCAAAGTCAGCATCCATTTCTACTTTCGTAGAAGCAGCTGCTAATGAATCAACAAGAATTGTAACTAACTTATCTTTGTTCGATTCTCTGATTTTAGTAACAATCGTTTCAATAGTATCAAATATTTCTTCAACAGTTTCAAGATGAACATATAACATTTTTGTAGTATCCACACCAATAGCTCTCAAGAACTCTTGAGATACTGCTGATTCGGTATCTATGTAAACTGCTATACCATCTTTCCTCTGTGTTGAAGCCAACAAATGAGAACCTATCAAAGACTTACCACTACCTTCTAAACCATTGAGTTCGGTGATTTTACCTACGGCAACTCCACCATTTGGTCTATTGGAAATGGCTAAATCTAACATCGTTGAACCAGTCGAAATGAAATCCGTAACATCAGTTGGATTCTCGTCTTCTTCAAGAAAGTATGCAACCTGTTGATGTTTGAATTGTTTATTTAGTTCATCGGCAATTATCCCAGCCAATTCGTCTTTTTCTGACATATTGTTCTCCTGTTATGTAAGAGTGAGAGAGTGATTCTACCATACACCCAAAGGGAATCGTGGTTTGTGAAATTTCCATCTCACTCATTACAATTTGATTATTGATTAACTATTGAATAACTCGTCAAATGCATCTGATACATTTTCTGTTGATGTTGTAGCAGTTTCAGTAGCAACCTTTTCTGTTGTAGTTGTACTTTGTGCTGTTCCATTACTTGTTGTATTGGACTCATCATCAGATGGATTCAGATAATTTTGAAGAGCTTCTTTCAACTCATCATAAGTTGGTTCTGTATATAGCTCTGTCAAATCAGCTTGATTGTCAAAGATACTCTGAAGTAATTCAGAATCTTCAGTAATAGCTGTCTGATTAGGTTTAACTCTTACAGTAGTTTTACCATACTGATTTCCAGCCTCAGCGGGAGTCTGTCTTTCAATACCAATATCTCTACCATTAGTAGCATCTGTGATATCACCATAATCAGGATCAGCAATTACACCAAGTAGTTCTTGATATACAGTTTTACCGAATCCCCAAAACTTAACACCTTCAGATTCTTTACCACGAACTATCACAGGTGCAAAAGTTCTCATTTT